CACCTACTAAATTAGTATCATCACTAATATCTATTGTTCCTAAGGTTATTGCTTGTCCTGATAAGGATAAATAATCGTGTGATGTAGTTACTAAGGTAACATTAGTTGAATTATCTGTTCCTGCTGCATCTACACCTAAATTTGTTCTTGCAGTTGATGCACTTGCCAAGTCTGATAAATTTGATGCTATAGCTAATTTTGTTGCTATATTATTTGCAGTAGTTGTAGCAAAGTTTGGGTCATCACCTAAAGCTGCTGCTAATTCATTTAAAGTATCTAATGTGCCAGGTGCAGAATCTACTAATCCTGCTACTTCAGTATCTACATAAGTCTTTGTAGCAACAGTAGAATCGATTGATATAGTAATATCTCCACTACCAGTAGCATCTATTCCTGTGCCACCAATGATGCTTGATATAGCACCAGTAGCTACTAAATCAATAGCTCCATCGCCATTGTCATCATAGGTAGCAGTAATGTTTGTATGACTACCATTGGTATCAAGCATATCACCGACCACATCTTGTACATATTCAGTAATAGTTTTGCTACCAATGTATAATTGAGTAGATATTTTAACTTTATTACTTGCAATCTGTAGATCTGATGCAGTTCCATCACCATCGTATAAAGTACGAAGTGTTCCATCTATTCCCCCAGTTTCTCCTGTGTGGATCAGTTGAACATAGCCCTGATTTACAGGAGTATTTCCTATATTGGTATTACTACTCAATGTCTAATTCCTTATATAAATCTTTGTCTTTCATTCGTTTATGACCTCTACCAATATCATCGGAAAATATGGCAGGTGCTGAGATAAGTCTTGTAAGAGTTCCATCTTGGTTGCAATCATGTATCTTTTTGTTGCATTTTACAAGTTTTTCATCATGTATGCTTTGTATGGTATCAAATTGTTTACCACAAGAGCATTTATATTCGTATACTGGCATCTATATCCCCTTCAAATTAATATTTAATGGTAATATAGGGCTAACCGAAATTAGCCCCATATTTAACCGATTTTCGTTAGTCCAATTATGGATTTACGAAGTTTACAACACCTAATGATGTTGAAGATACAGCATGTGATAGTGCTGCACCAAATAGTACATCAGCTACTACAGAAGTTGCCAAGTGATCAATGTCATAAGCTGACTGAACTCTTGGAGCTAATTGCTGTGCAAAATACACAGAATTTCTGTTAAAGATTGTTGCTGTTTCATCACCAGTACCACCATCGTCATCCCAGTCTACTGAAGGATAACAGCTTAAACCATAAGCCTGGATTACATTACCTGATACTAATGGATTTGCATCATCACCTCTTTTTTGAGCTTCTGTGAAGTCCCCTAAAGAAAGTAATGACATATAAGCAGCAGGAGAACCATATAAGAAAGTTTCTCCATCTGTGTAGTCAAATCCTGCATCAAGCATTTTTTGTAAACCTTCTCTGATTAAAGCAGTAGTGAAGGTGTTATCAGCAGCTAAAGTAACATCGTTACCTGTAGCTGATTGAAGTACATCAACAGCTAAGTAGTTTTCTACTTTCTTAGCTAAAGCATAACCCATTGATTTTGCATAAGCATTGAATAGGTCAGCAGATTCTTGAACTCTTACGATGTCCTCGATTCTTTTCGCTTCGTAGTGATGTTGGTCCATTGATAATTGAATTACCCCATCTGTGTTAGCAGAATAAGTTACTGCTGTGTCTGCAGATTTAGATGCTGCAGTTTCTTCAGCAACTTTTGGGATGTTTAGTATGTCGCCACCACCTGAAACCATAGATGAGAAGTCAGATACTTGATTACGAAGAATGAATTTTCTTTCTGCATAGTCAAGGATAGCATCTCTCCACATTTCAGGAATAAAATTAGCAGCTGTTGTTGTTGTTACATTTGCCATGTTTATATCTCCTTAAAGATAGTTAGTTGTTAGTTTCTATAGCCATCTACTATCTGTTTCCAAAGTTTAGGATTCTTCCTGGCTTCTGTTCTGTCTTTTTCGGACAAATCAGACCATTTTGCATTTTCAGCAAACTTACCTGAAGAAGTAACCTCTTTGGCATCAGATATTTGCACTTTTCTATTCCCCAATCTTTCAATGTGCTTTTCCAACTTAATCGTTGGCAGGTCTACATAGATTTCTTGATCATCATCTGAAAGTTGGGACAGCAGGTGTTCTCGTCTTTGTTTTTCTTGAATCTGAAATTGTTCTACTACAGGTTTTAACTGTGAGTTTTCCTCTTTCATCTTTTCATACAAAGATTTAAACTCCTCTTTTTCTTCAAGTTGTTTTGTTTCTTGAAGTTTGAGGTTTTCTTTGAGTTCATTCAACTCGGCTTCTGCTGATTGTGCTCTTGTACGATATTTCTTGCTTTCTGCAATTAATGATCCTACTTCGTTATTTTCTTCTTGTGTAGGAGCTTCTGCTACTGCTTGTTCTTCTACTATTTTAGTTTCTTCGGACATACTGCCCTCCTATTTTATTATCGTTGTTTTGGATACATACTTTTTAATGTTTCTATCCAAAAGTTCTTTGCTGAATCTTTCAGCTATAAATTCTTTGTTCTTGTTAGACAAATCATAGATGTCATATCCTCTTTTCTGATTGCCTAATACTATTTCCCCTCTATCATAAGTAATAATTGCAGTATCAGTCTTTCCTGATCCTCTCATACCTCTTAGGGTTCTACCAGTTAGTTTCATATTAACAAAAGAAGTTTGGGTGTCAGTAGATTGATTAGCAAATGCTTTAAGTTTACCATTCTTTCCTCGCATACTATTAGCTTTATACTTTCTATAAGTATCGCTTTTATAGGAGTATCCACTTCTGTCATTCTGAAACTTCCCTTTACTTGCATCTAAAGTAATTTTATCAATAGCATCTTGTGCTAATTTAGTCATCACTTTAGAATTAGGTTTTACTACTTGGTCTAATCTCATACTCTTACCCAGTCATGTCTGCAGTTGTATCCACCTCTATTAGCAAAGTCTACATATCCTAAAGCATCTATTTCTTCTCTTGTTAGTGGTGGTTCTTGTAATGCTCGTTGGCATACTTCTCTTGTCTTATTATCGCTTGTTCCAATGTATTGAAATTTCACTTCAGGAAACTCCTCAAATGCTTTGGCTCTTGAAGTGTTACTGAATCGTGAAAAAGCATCATTAATCAAAAAAGAAGTTTCACTTGAACTAATATAAGTTCCTACCCCAAAGGTGTTATTGATGTTATTCATTATCTGAATATTACTTTCTCCAGTTATGATTCCTCTTAGCATAGCAGTCTTTAGTTGATCTGAATACTGCCTTACTCCATTGGTCAAATAGGTCATTTCAAAGTTCTTTAGTTCTCTTAAAGCATCGATACTTGCTGCAGATACTTGTCCTAACTCTCGTTTAGATAGTTCTGCAAACACTCTTGCTATCTCATCATCAAAGGTTTTACCCACTCTATTCATTAGCTTAGTAAACCCTAATGTTTCCATTTCTGCAAAGAAATCTATCTGCTTAGCAATCTGCATTAGTTCAGTATCGGTTACTTTACCTAACCCTACTACCAGGTTATCCAATTTGTCAATTAACTGTTGTTGGATATTCTCTATTTCTTTATTATAGAAATCTAAATTAGCCAACTTGCTCACCTATTCTATCAATGATAGATTGTGTTTCGTCTGCTTCTTGTGGTTGTTCAGCATCTATCTGTTCCACAATAGCTTGTATTTCTTCTTCCTTAAAGTCAGGATTCTTCTTTCTTAGATAAGATTGTCTTGTTTCTAAATCATTTTGGAATGCCCAAGAATAGTATTTGATTTCTTCATCGGTACTCATAGGCACTTCTCTTTCAGCAAAGTCTATGCTGAACTGATCCCCAAGATTAATACCACCTGATACTTCACATATTCTTTTAGCAATTTGGAATTGGTTCTTCTCGAATGGTCTATAGATTTGTTCTGTATCTGATCTTAGAGCATCCATTAAATCTAATTCAGACATCTTCTTACTTAATCCACTTTCCTGAGATTTATCAGCCCAGTTGATTCTAACATTGTTGGATTGTGCAATACTATCTACCATATACTTTGTAGATTCAATCATTGCCTGGACATTAGCATTTGGTGTTCTATATTGAAAGTCTGCACCTTCAGGTAATACTAATGCTTTGTCTTGTCCCATTGTAATTCTTTGTTCAGTATCTAAATTCAAAAACACAGGCTGACCGAGTTGCATTCTTCCATGTAAAGCAAGTTCGGTAAGCATAATGTTAATACTTCTCATACCATCTACTAAGTC